AGATTCTTAGCTGCGCCGTTGATGTCGACTAAGTGAAGTTCAATAGTAGTGTCAGTACCTTGATCAATGGTAAATTCGTGAAATTGGGCCATGAAATACTCCGGTTGATTTCTTTGTCGGACGCGCCTTCACGCCCCTGCCATTTAAAACTATTTATACAAATTAAGTTTTATAAGTGTTATAAATAATTTTATGAATATTATATTATTAAAGCACGGCACTAAATATAGTGCTGCTGATGTAAATAAAATCTATATCGCTCTTAGTCCATATACATCTGCAAAATTTTACTGTTTTACAGAAGATAAAACAGACGTAATTATAGATTGTATTGATATTCCAAAAAAACCAAATTTAATGAGGTGGTGGAATAAAATGCATTTATTTAGAGAAGACTTTGAGTTAGAAGGTAAATGCATTTTGTTTGATCTAGATATTAAAATACTTTCTGATCCTTTCTCATACACAAAGAATGTGGATTGGAATTATCCAACATTTATGAAAGATCCATGGAAAAAAGATAAGTTTTTTAGAAAACACTCTTATGACACTGAACTTAATAGTTCAATTTTAGCTTGGACTTCACGAAAAAATTCATACATTTGGGATATTTTTAGTAAGAACATAGATTATAATACTCGAAAATATAAAGGAATCGATAGATTTTTTTGGCATGAGAAAATAGAATGGAGAAGCTTTGACGATGGAATATATAACACCATTGCTTTACAGAAATACATTTAATACTTTATCTTTTTTATATAAAAAATCTGCAGTAGAAGAAGAATTTGATCTATTTAGAATAAAGGATGTTTTAGATTCTTTTAGTGAAGGACAAATTTTCAATAAACAGTGGGCGGTGCAAGAACTTAATAAGCTGATTGATATTACTCATGAAGAATGTTTAGTAATTGGAAGCTGGTATGGATTGTTTTCTCATATGTTAGCAGAATCTGGTTTTAAAGGTAAAATAATTAATATTGAATTAGATGATATGTGTAATAAGATAGCTAAAAAACTAAAAGTTTATGATAATATAATATTTAAACATGCAGATGGTATGGAAATATTTAATGAACTTAATTACGAAAATAAAATACTAGTATGTACTGCATGTGAGCATATAAATGATGAAGAGTTGTCTTTTACCCTACAACAAAAACACGAGAACATGCTAACTTGTTTACAATCAAATAATTATTATGAAATAAATAGTCATATTAATTGCAAAGATAATTTAGAAGATTTTGTAAAGAGTTTGCCTTTGAAAACTATAATGTATTCAGGAACGAAAAAATATAAAAATGAATATGATAGATTTATGGTGATTGGAAAATGAGAGTAATTTTTAGTGTATATATAGACTTTAATGAAAACGAATTTGAAAAAAATTATGACTTTGATAAAAACGTAAAAAATAAAAAAGAGTTTAAAGATAATTATAATTTTTTAAAAAGTTATCAACAAAAATATGCACAGCAATTAGGCATAGATTATATATTGTATGAAAATGATAACAATTGGAAAGAATACAAAAAATATTTTGAAAATAATTATTCGTATATATCTAAATACAATATAGTTAATTTTTATAAAATTAAATTAATGTATGATTTATCAAAAACCTATGATGAAATTTTATATCTTGACTTTGATGTAGTACCGTTGACAAATGATAATATATTTGATAGTATAGATTTTAGTAATAGTATAGCATGTAAAGTAAATTATGAAAGAGACCCACATTATTATCTAATATACTCTACGGCAAGCATTATAAGACAAAAAGAAGAATATTATAAAAGAACTGGAAAAACTTTTCCTGAAAGAGATCCTATAGCAAAATACTGGAATTGTAGAGCTTTATTAATGGAAAAGGGGTTTAACGGCGATAATGATGTATATAATACAGGAATAGTATTAGCAAATAAAGATCAATTAAATAAGTTAAACTACTTTGATAATTTCGATAAAACTTTAAAATTTATGCATGAAGTAAAAACAAACAAAGGCTTGTGGCCGTCTTTTATACAGAGCTCTTTTGGTTACGATAATGAAACGTTATTTAGTTTTAAAATGAAAGTAAATAATGTAAATCTTATTGAGTTAGATGATGTGTGGCATTGGTCGCATAGAAAAAACACGAATTTTATCCCACGAGAAACTAAAATAGTTCATGTAATTAATAAAAACTTTGAGTCAGTAAAAAACTATGTCAAAAAACATAATCTTTAGTATATGGTCAGATTTAACTGAAGAGCACACGTCAGTTAATGATTATAAAAAAAAATCATTTCAAATCTATAAAAATAAACTTATAGAATTACAAAAAAAATATGCCTACTATTGTAAAGCAGACTATGAAATATTTAAACCTAAATCAACCGATTATGCAAATGTTCAATTTGATAAAATTTTTAAATTAGAAGAGTTGTGCAAGTATTATGACAATGTAGTTTATTTTGACTTAGATGTTATTCCAAATACACGTTATAATATTTTTAACAGTTTTAACTTTGATAACATTTGTGTTTATGAATATCCAATAGATACAGCTGATGAAATGGCCAGAACTATTTCTACTCGCATTAAAAACGGAGCACCTATTTCTGCTATGAATAGATATTCAAAAGTTTGTGCAAAAAACGCTATGCTATTAATTAATGATATAGCAGGAAATGAAAATATAGTTAACACCGGTGTCGTTTGTGGAAATGCAAAATCCATTAATAATTTAAAATTTAGTGATAGAATGAATGAAATGAATAAAACTTTAAACATAGCTATGAAAGACAATTTATATCCAGATGAGATATCTAAGGCTTGGATAAAAAATAATGAAGTTTATTTTTTATATCTTTTAGAACGATATAAAATAAAATTTAATAATATAGGAATACAGTGGAATTATATATTAGATGATCTCGTTAGTAAACCAACTGCAGCTGCACACTTAATACATCAAGTAAATAAGGATTTTCATGTCACTATATCCAGACTCAACTAGATTTAAATTTTGGAGAAATCCTTATAATATAGTTCTTGATACTACAACATATTGTAATGCAAAGTGCCCGCAATGCCATAGAACTAATTCTGCCGAAGGTGCAAAATTATCATTTCAAGGAAAAATAACAAAAAGCTTACCATTACTACATGTTCCATTAGAAAAAATTAAAAAAGGTTTCAGTCCTAATGTTCTTAAAAAATGTAAAAATATACAGTTATGTCCTACATGGGGCGACCATATGATGCATAAACACGCATCTGAAATAATAGAATATTTTTTAAGTTCAGATAGAAATGTTACTGTATCTGTCAACACGAATGGCAGTATGAGAGATGAGCTGTATTGGTGGAGAATGTGTGCTCAAGGCGTAAAGTACAAATCAAGATACGGTGTGAGAAGACTACGTATTACGTTTGATGTTGATGGAATTAATCAAGAAATGCATGGCTTATATAGAAGAAATACTAATTTGAAGAAAATCTTAGCGCACATGAAAGTCGCTTCTGAATTTAAAGATCATGTAATAGTACGAACTCAAACTGTGTTATTTAAACATAATCAAGATTATTTAAAAGAAATTGAAGAGCTTTGTAAGTCATATGGGTCTGAAAGTCACTCATCAGTAATTAGTGATAGATTCTATAATAATCAAAGTGAAAGCGAAGATGTCTACCATTTCTATGATGAAAATAATAAAAAACTAGCTTTACACCGCGTAACAGACGAGTGGAGGGATAATTTTAAAGAAGAAGGCGCACATATACCAAGAGGAACAATAAATGAAAACATTGAAAAACCTACGTGTGGGTGGTCTTTAACAAATGGATTAAATATTAATTTTGATGGTAATGTATGGCCATGTTGTTTCTTTGGTAATGCTTCAATAATGGCTCAGGATTGGTTTATTAAACATCATAAATTTATAGAAAAATACTATAATTACAATAATAACATTTATGAGACCGATATAGAAGATATTTTAAATAATGACTGGTGGAAAGAATTACCTTATAACATAGAATCAGATAATCCAGTAAGACAATGTATGCGTCAATGCACTAAGCGCGTGCAAAAAGGTCAGCTTAGATTATCAAATAGGTTATGATTTAATCATTGATAAAGCTATTTTAGTAGCGTCTATCATACTTGCAGCTTGTCTTAACTGTTTCTTTTTTGCAGAATTTTTACAAGATTTAATAGCTTCAGCTTCAAAAAGTTGCAGCTTATATAAGAATAGTTTTTCTTTATCTCTCTCAGGATCAAATTTACCAAACATAACCTGAACAAAAGCTTTAAAAACATCTGTATGTGATTCATCAAAATCATAAATCATACCACGCGCTCTAGCTATATTAACTACTGAAGCTTCAAAAGCTTCATGCTGTTGTTTAATATGTTTATAAGTAGCTTCGTGTAAAGTATCGATATCGATATGAGTTAATAAGTTTTCCCAATTCTGATCGCCTTCTTTAGCTTCAATATATTCAACTCTTTCTACTTCACCGTCAGTCCAAAATGCTTCAACAATTGTTCTTTCGTTATTAGAAAAATGTGCTCTTACAAATTCATGTCCGGGAATGGCCATAATTAACTCCTTGCAATTTTTAAAAAGTATGTAGTTACAGTTTGCGCTGTACCATTAGGAAATTCTTGAGTACGATAGTCATCAGCACCCACAAATCTTGTTTGATAATTTCCTCCTCCATCAAGACGTTGATCTACCATACCAGTCCCTCTGTTAGCTCCGCTTCCATTTATAGAATAAGTAATTCTAGAACCTACAGTGTTTACTGTATGATGTCTCATTTCAGCTAATAGCATTGCATCAAGATTAGCATTAGTATATATTTGTAAATCATTACCACTCGTTATTTGCATAGGTGATTGAAAACCTGTAGCAGCAGTTTGATTAGTTTGAAATAAATAGTAGTTTTCTTGTGTAGTAGGTTGATCTTGTGTTTCACCAATTCCGCCTTGAGTATAAGCCGATACATTTGCTATTGTGTCAGTAAAAACGGGGGTTGAAGATATTAAAGTGTTAAGAGATAAAGATGTAGCATTAAAAATTCTAAACGTGCCACCTCTGTCATTTCCATCAACCAGTGTACCTATAGCAGCATTTATGATAGTATCAAAAACATCAGTAGCGCTCATGGCTTGAATAGTTCCACTGCCGTCATAATAAATCGGATATAATTTATTATTAGTGTCTGTAGGAGTGCTTACACTTGAATTGGCTTGATTTATCTTATCATAAACAATTGGAGTAACTTGAGAAACGTTAGGAGTCTCTCCTTGTGTATCAAAATTAGTAACATCAGTTGTGGATGCACCAGCTTGCATTCTAGTATCTTGCATACTAGCCAAACTTCCAGAACTTCCAACAACTGTAAGTAGAGCAGAAGGATTAGAACCGTAAACATAAACAGCGCGTTGTTGTAATTGACCTACTTGTGCCAAAGACATTTCTCTGAGATTGCCTCCATCATTATATAGTGGCCTTACAAACGCCATTGTATTAAACCCCTGCGCCGTGTATCGTCTTTAGTGTACTACCTGCTGAATCCTTTATTAAGAGGGTTGATAAACTTTTTAACTCTACTGAACTTATAGCATCATCAGCCATTTTTGCTTCAGTTACTGCATTCGGCTCAATCATAGAAGCATTGATAACGTTTGGTGGAATGAAAAATCTACCGTGATCTGAATCAAAGCCAATTCCACGTGCACTGTCTTTTTGAAAGTTAGACATGATACTTGTTTCACCAGAATCTGCTCTGATTAAAGCAAGTACTTCAGATGAGTCCATAGCATTAGCTTGAATTAAACTTATAACATCAGCGGAGTCAACTTTATTTAGTTGAGCATTGATCTCGTTTAATGCTGCAACTAAATTAGATTTATCTGTAGTGGTTAAGGTTGCTTTGTCACCTAAATCACTACCTATTGTATTTGTCTTAGTAACTAGAGTGGTTACCGGATCCGATAAGAATATTTCAGTGACTGCCATCTTTTACCTCTATTAATTTTTGTAACATAGATTTCATTTCAGTAACATCGTTTTTTAAATCTTCAAAATCTTTTTCTTTTTGTTTTCTTTCAAGCTTTCTTTTCTTAGCAGCTTGTATCTCTTCTTTATTTATATTCACTATACTTCCATAAGATCCGTTTCTTGCTAAGTTACTGTGTCCTTTTACTTTAATGTAATTCATTATGTACTCAACGCAATAACTCTTAAATTATCAAGAACCGGTGAAAAAGCTTGATTAGTACTTCTTAGTACAACTTTTACTTGATACTTTTTAAAATCTAAAATATCTCCGCCTAATCCACCATATAAGTATGTGTATTGTCTAAAAATATTTACATTATCGTCTGCGGGTATAGCAGCTTCTTGAGGAACTAAAACAAAATCTTTTTCTTCAAGTAATTCGTCAATATCACATGTTCTTACATAAACTTGGAAATCAGTAGCCACTGGTCTATTAGCATCAATTAGAATTTTTAATCCTACTGCCGCTTCTTCAAGTACAACTTCTCGAGCTAAATGTTTAGATGCCGAGCTTCCTTCTGTTTTTGCAGTTTCATCAACAAAATTAAGAGGAACATTAAAATCATCTGTTGTAGATGATGCTTGCTTATCAATAACATTTGATATTAATCCGACAGATGATCTTTGCATATCAATCATTGGAGCTCTATCTGAATCTCCAAGCAAAGTAATTTCCATTTCTAATGACTTCACTTGAATACCAACTGCGCCTATTTGATTTATTTCAGCGCTGTCATTTGCTACTAATTTTAAATTTTCAAATGGACTATTTTCAAGTAAAGGTATACTATTGAACGAACCTTCTTTTTGAAATGAATTATCTACATCTTCTGCGTATGACTTACTTCTAGTTGTTTTTATTGCAGCTTGTATGTCTGTTCCTATCGGAATGTTTGTTTGTATATTAGGAAATACAGTATTATAGCTTATATTCTTTGTAGATTGAACACTTGATCCGCCAGCTTTAATACTTGCAGTTGCAGAAGAATCTGCAGTAAATTTATAACCAGTAAAATCCATAGATGTTATATTATATTTTTTGTTTAACGTAGCTGCAGATATACCTCCAACACCTGCCGAATCAACTCCTGAAAGCGTAATACCTTGCCCCACTTGCATTCCATGATGAGGATGAAGCACTGTGACCACATTCGATCCGCTATCAACAGAGATGGGATTAAGTTGCAAAAGCTGTTTAGGCACAGAAGCATTTCTAAGTATAGCTTTAGCAGTATTCTTTTTAAATTTTGCTCGGTGTATTTTAAATGTTAAGTCTTGATTCTGATCGGGAGTAAACGTTCTACCATTTTGCGAATAAAATAAACTACCTAATGTAGGCTGTTTATTCACTCTTTTTTCAGTAGATGCTACAGTGAATTCGTTTATTTCTGCAACATAAATTCGATAGTCTTTCGAATCTGCAGTAACAACTAAAGCATATTCATTACCGCCTTTTAAAAATAAAGGTTCATCTAAAGTAAAAGATGTGGCCGTTGTTGCATTAGCTGAAACTGAACTGCCTCCAGTAAAAGTACTTCCCGGTAATGTTTTAACACTCCCTGGTAGTACAAAACCTGATGATGGTACTCCATTAACCATTGGTCTTATTTCTATAGAAACTGGAGCAGTTTCATCAGCAGTTTCAAAAAATAGATCAACTTTTGTAACGTAAATACCCGATGCTTCCCTTACAAAAAACGATTGTGCTATAGGTTGTTTACCTACTCTATATCCTGTTGACGTTTGTCCCATATTATATTTCTCCTACTAAAAATCTTCCGCTGTTGAGGTTGTATCATCATTAGATGCATCATTCCCACTTGTTTCATGGCCGTTAATTCCGTTAACACTGTTACTAAAGCCGCCATTACCAGTGCTTGTAGCATCACCTATAGATGTGCCTGGGCCGTAACTGTGATCGCCATCACCTCCTGACCAAGAAGAATAGTATGGAACATATACAATTCTCGTTGATGTATATTCAGCTTGCTTAGTATCTAAATACCCTTTTGCGGTGTAAGGTGCTGATGCAACGCTTCCTGCATTTGCATCGTTATCTACACTGATGTCTAAAATTTTAAATTCTCGAGTTCCTGTAGCAATTCGAAGTGCATCATTATTTGGAACTATGAATGAACCAGAAACACTTCCCATGCCATCCGTTACTAGCGATGTTGTAGTGCCATCGGGGTGTGCAGTCAATCCTTTAAAAGTATTGCCAGGATCTGTTGATGTACTAGAATAAAAACTAAATCCACCTTCACCACTTGTGCCGTTAGTGAAAGCAGATATGTTAATACCATCTAAGAAAGTAAATACTCTAGTATTAGGCCTTAAACCTGTAGCTTTAAAAAATATCTTTCTAGATCTCATAAAAGCTGATTGAGTTGTATTAATTAATCTATCATCAACTAATTCTAAAATAGCATCATTTGTTACTACTGATTGTTGAGCTAGTCTTCCAGTAGATCCACACCAGCCAGTTACATGATTATTAAATAAGTAAGCAGGCCTACGTGAAACTTGTGATCCTTTTTGTATAATTTTATCGGGTAATCTCTCAGTGTCTCTCCATTCGTCAGACGATGGAGATAGCGTAATGTTACCATTGTAAATTGTAACCGCAAAAGGATTTATTTGAACTGCCTTACTTGCAGTAGATTGATCGATGTAAGAAACTTCATCATAATCAATGTATATGTTGTCACCTCTTAATACAGTGTCAGTTGATCCACTATCATAATAAATCATTCTTATTGTATCTTCTCGCTGTAATGCTCTCATTTGCTTATCAATAAGGTCAATTGAGGCTCTATGTTGTCTAGGTGTACTTATAGATGAAAATCTATGATCTTTAAAATCATCAACAAAAAATCCAGCTTTTGTTCTGTTATTGCCAGCAGAGTCTAAAACTTCAAGATTTTTAGTATCAACTTCTAACAAATTTAAAGTAGTAAATTCTTCTAATCTATCAATTCTTTTTTCAAGATTTCCAATGTCTTTCATAGTAAATCTTCTAAAGTTAATTTTACTAATATTGACGTCAGAATCATTAAGAGTTTTAGCGTTCAAAGTTATATCATATAAAGGTAATTTTCCTTCTTGCCTTGATGGCAGTATAGGATAAAATGCAGATGGACCAAAATTTAAAGATAATCCAGAATTTGTATCAATAGCTAATTTTGCTGACTGAGCAAGATTATATGTAACATCTGCTGTAATAGTTGTTTCACTCTGAGGAAGCTCTATCATAGTTGAACCAGAAGTTCCAAAGTTTCCAGCTGAATCAGCAACCGATCTGAAATCAAGTACATCTCTTAAATTAACTGTTCTACCTTCAGGGGTTCTGAATGATGGTATTTTATCATATTCTACTTGTGATGAATATGAATTTACAGAAAAGTAATCACCACTAGAACTTGGATTGAAAAACTTATATTTAACAGTTACGTCTCCGGTTGGCGCAGAAACGCCATTTTTCAAAATTAATCTGCCGGGTTCATATCTTGAAGGTCTTTGGCCATCATCAATTGTAAATCTTGATGATAAGTCTAGACTGCTGTCTGCTGTAGAAAAAATTTCTTGTACATTAAAAATGTCAGCTCTTTTCAAATTAATGAACTCTAGTCCGGCACCGTCGGATTCAATACCAGCCACCACAGTAAAACTTGTTAATACTTTTTCTTTTGGTGTTGTTTGAGTTTTTTCAACGTATGCAGCATACTCTATATTTGATGAACTAACTATTGTATTACCTGTTCCAAAATCAGCAGTATTTGCTGCAAGGTCAATAGTTGGTGAAATAGTAGATATATCACTGTCAGCCTTTGCAAATATGAAATTTGAAGTTGACGTATATGTTTCACCTGGGTTTCCAGCTATTGATTGTAAAGCAACTACACCCGAACTGTTTGCACTTTTATTTGAAAACTTCCTTTGTGCGGTATAAATTAAATCTGATATAGTAGAAGGTCTATTCTTAGGTAATTCAAAAAAACTATAATCATTAGTAGGTTCTTTGACAACAGCCTTTGAGTTATCCAAAGTAATGTTAAAATAATTATCAACGGTAGTTCCAACACTTTTAACATTTCTAAATGCTTGGCCACTATTCATTTGTATATCAGTAATATGAGCTTTAATGTTTGATCCATCTTTTGTAAGTGCTTTAATTCGTGCTGTACCGATTGTGTCTCCTGTATGTCCAACACCTGACCTTAAATTCATTTCTTCCATAGTATCAATATTTGGAATACCTTTAGATGAACTATCACCAATGCCTGGCGTTGTGATTACATGATGTGCAAGAACAGCACTTACTGGTTCATTATTTATTTCTAAAGTTGCAGTTGGTTTTTCTACTCTTATTGTAGTAGGCATAGGTCTTCTAGCTCTATATCCATTAATCACCACTGTGCCATCACTTACTTTTAATAACAAATGAGTATTTTCTGAATCCAGTTCAAATTTAGCAGTAAAAGGTTTTACTTCATAGTCACCAGAATTTTCTCTAATTCTAGTTGAGATCATATCATTTGGAATATTATAAGATTGATTCGTATCGACATTTTCAAAAACTGCGCCGTCAACTATTGTTGCAACATGTATAAAATTGTCACTTGCTGTTAATTCATCACGTTCTGCGATAGTAAGTCTAATTCGGTATCTATCAGCACCTGGTGCACTTACGTTTGGAGCAGCTCCTTGGTTGTCATATAAAGCATCATTATCACTTGCAGTTACTACGTCTTCTACTGATTTAAATCCAATATCTGTGTTAGGAGAATCAGTATATTTAGATATGATTTTACTTTGATCTTGAGTAAATACAAAATTTCCACGTGCGTAATAAACACCACTGCGTATCGTAACTTGAGTACCTGCACCGACAACATTAGGATCACCCGTTGTAGCTTGTTTAACTTTTAAAACATCAGTACCACCAGAATCTTGATTAATAATCATTAATTCCTCTGAAGCCATTCTTTTTGTTATGGTATTATCGCCTGATGCTTGGGCTGTTTTAGTATCTGTATATTTTACATAAAGTGTAGCTGGATCTCCGCTAGTTGCTGCGACTGCTTCTATGATAGTTGCAACAACACTTGATGTTTGACCAGTTACAGTTTTACCTACAAGAGTTGAAACCTCTGGCAAACTGTGACTAGTTTCATCTAACTTAATGAATTCATATTTTGGATTTATATTAACGCCACCAGGTTTTACAACTGCTCCTTCTTTAAATATATTATTACCGAATCTTGATATTTGACTTTGTAATATAGTTTGAAGTTGTGTTAATTCTCTTGCTTGTAATCCTACACCTGAATTAAATAATATTCTATGATAGTTATCACTATCACGAAAATCATCTTTATAGGTTGTCGATAAGCTGCTCTTTATAAATGTTGTCGCCATATTAATGTCCTATTATAGTGTAACTACTACTTTAATATCTTCTGTTTGAGAAGTATTTCTAATAACTGGTGCTCTATTCTCTATATATAGAACTTCTCCAGAAGTGTTAATGTATAACTCATTTGAATCTGCAACTACAGCAATTGTACCAGTTTGGCCTGCTTCATCTGTGAGAGTGTTTCCTACTGAAAACGGTGTGTAACCAGTACTGTCAGTTTGGTGATAATATATTTTTGCACCAGCCGTAGTATGATTTACAAATTCGTTAAAATATGCATTTGCTGGTGGTGTTTCACCGTTTGTAATCAATTCGTCAGGTTGTAACTGACTTGCAAAAGCTGAATCTGCTATTAGATATTTTAAAGCTTTAGCAGTAGTTGCAGTAAGAGTATCTCCATTAGCTGAGTCAGTTTTCGGATTTCTAATTAACATCACTTGCCTGTAATCTTGATTAGTTCCTGTTAAGAAGTCTCCATTTTCTGCTCCAGCTGGTTTAGAGTTGAACATAAGTGATGTAGCTTTTAAATCATCTCTTGGATCTGCACCGATACCATTATGTCCACCAAGCACGGCTCTTGCTATACAACCGCTACCACCTGATGTTGGAGTTATAGTAACAGTTGCATTTACAAAATTGCTTCCTGAACCTGAGCTTTCATTTAACATATCAATCTTAACAACTTTACCACCTGATACGAATGCAGTCGCTTGTGCACTGTCACCTATAGCGCCGCTATTTCCTGTTATAGTAACAGTAGGAGCACCTGAGTAGCCAGTCCCTTGATTTTCTACGACGATATTTGCTATTCTACCTGCATCGGCAGAGTCTTGAGCAGTTTTTTGTTGTATTTCAAATGCATCACTAGTAGTAGTTACAAATTTAACTGGAATAAAGTTGGCCGATAAAAACGAAGCTGTATCACTACCAGATAACGCATATAAAAATCTCCAAGTGTACCCATCTGAAGTTTTAAATGGTTTTGGTGATGTGCCAGTAGGTTTAACTGTTGATTTATTTATAGTACCAGTTCCGCTTTTGCTTTGTTGTAAACAAATATAAACATGATTATCTTCAGTAAGAACATAATAAGTATTTGATGGTATTGTACTATATTCGTCATCATAGCCGCTATATTCGCTACCGGAACTCCAATTGTGTCTTGGTACTACAAAGGATGTTGCGCCTACAGCTTTTACAGATTGTAAAGCATTTTGTGCTTCTCTTATTGTTTTAGGTGTATCTGTCGGTGTTGGAACAGTTTCAGTTGAGTTCCATTCATCATTTTTTCCAATACCTACGTAATATCTTGCAAGTGTAACATCTGATGCTTCATCTAATATTTTTTGCATGAATTGTTTTTTAAATGGGTCTGTTATTATTGCTGACATATTCTATTCCTTATGCTACCGTTACTTCACCTTGATTTCCAACTAAGAACCAAGCACTTCCATCCCATATACAGGTGCAACCGTCAAACTGTGCTAATGTGAATTTAGTTTGTGAACCTCTAAAAGCAACTGGTGTAACTTCCATTGCGTCTGAACCTTTATTTGTAAAAATTTTATATTCGCCTACAGTAGTTCCATTAGGTAAACTTAGTGTTAAAGTACTACCTGCGCTTTTATTTCCTATAATTAATGTGCCACTCACTATTGACGCAGCATTTGTATCAACAGTTGTAGAACTAAAAGCAGCTTTACTTAAATTAACTGAACCAGTGCCTTTTGCATTCATAGCTATATTTAAATTAGATCCGCTTCCAGTAGCAGAAAGTGTAGGTCCTGTTGTTGATGCACCGTTTGCAATTGTTAATTCATTTACTGCGCTACCAGTTGCAGTTATTTTTATAACTTCATTTCCTGATGTATCATTAATTGATGTTCCTATTTTTGGTGCAGTTATAGTAGGTGTTGTTAATGTTTTATTAGTAAGTGTTTGTGAACCTGCAGTTGTAACTACAACACCAGTTACACCATCGAGTAAATTTAATTCTGTTGCAGTGCTTGTAAGTGCCACATTTTCATTTATTTTTGGTGCAGTTAAAGTTTTATTTGTAAGTGTTTGTATTGTATTATCGAGTGTTACAGTTCCTGTAGAATCTGGTAATGTTATAATGTTATCTTGTGATGGATTCGTTGCTTTTAATCTTGTTTCAAAATCATTTGCACTTGTTCCTTCAAAGGTAACTGCATCAGTTTCTAGAGAAATTTGTGATGATAAGTTACTACTATCTCCTCCACCAAGTAATGCATATACTTCAGCAAAGTTTGAATTTATTTTTGTTCCGGCTTGTCGTAATGTATCTCCATTACCGTCATTAGCTGAACTGCCTATACCAATATTTTGTCTAGTCATTTAATCTTCCTAATAAGTTCTATTTATACATAAGAATAATCGTTATGTGTTAAAAGATGAATCAAATTGTGTGTTGTCCATTGTCTCAAAAGTAAGTGAGAAATCTGGTGCAGCTGCTTCTGCGCTATCACCTAATGCACCAACAAAGTCTTTTCCTTGGCCACTATCATCAAATGTAAATGAATTAGGTGTAATAAGTTCTTCCATGTTTCTATAAAATCCTTGAAGTTGTGTAGATGTAAGTGACTGATATACACTAACTTTTTGGTCAAGGCCTACTCTGACTGGTGTTCCATTAGAATCTATTAACCCAGTCATTTGTGTAAATGGTGCAAGTGCTGATGTAATTCCAATGCCTTCTACTACTCTAGATGCACTATCAACTTCTGCTATTAGTGCAGATGCATTTCCAACAGCTTCAGTGTCAGTTGTAACTGTCCCAGCAATATGAAATCCTGCAGGATGCACAAACTTTTTATATAATTCTATCCATGTAGTTTGTGATATAGGACTCTTAATTAGTATTGAAAAAACTTGATATAGTGCATTATTTCTAATAAATTTATTTGATTCAGCACCAATTCTACTTAAAGGCCCAGCTAAATCGTACCCTATAGTGAAGATATCTTTCTTAGGATACTCAACCTCTACATTTTGTTGAAAGAATGCTCTAAAGAATTCTTCAATTGAAAATCTACTACCTTTAGTTCTATGTAATTCATTAATTCTTTGAGCATAAAAACTCGGATCAATAAAATTACCTCCAGTATTTCCACCTGCAATTTCTTGTATTATAAATTTCAATAAATCTGAAGAAGTTTCTTGCGTATCTCTTGTTTGATATATTTTTCTTAATTTGTAATCAAATGAACTGGCTCCGTCTGAATCTAAATAATCATAATATTTCTCTAAAAATGTTACAAGATTTGGATAATCTTGAGTAAAAAATTCAGGCAAAGCCTCACGAACTTTTCTATGTAAAAAGTTTCTTGGTCTTCTATTATAATGATACTGAATATTTGTCATTAGTAACTAGAACCGCTTGATGATGTTGATCCTGATAATGATGCTTGGATTTCTTGATAATCAAGAATAGCATTAGCTTTAGATGCCACAGTATCAATATCAATTATACTTGCTCTTAAAGGCCTTATTGTACTTTCGTTGGCAGGCCTAGCTGATATTTTTATTTCGCCACCTTCTAGTGCAGTAGGATTAAATCCTACTAAATTAACTCTACCTGCTTTTGAATCAAATGAACCGATATTGTCTACTTCAACACCTTCTTCACCACTAACTATTTCTAAAGTGCTTGAATTGAGTCTACTTCTAATGGTGCAAGGTTTTGAATTGAACGTGAACTTAGAAGATGTAATTATTCTTTCAACACTACCTACATCAATAGCGCCACCGATCTCAACTGGAAAGTTTATCTGGTAATCTCTTGAAAGGCCTAAAGTAGGTGTGAATCTCTTTTGTATCTTAAGTCTAATTTTAGTGTTTAATATTGATTCGTCAATATCATCAAGAATTGCTAGTAAATTTGATCTTCTAAACACTTTTCCAAATCTTTGTAAATTATTTGAAAAATACGTGTTAATTGTATCTTGAATTAAAGTTTCTGTTGCACTTGAAGTTGAACTTGTTAAATCTGGATCAAAATTAAATGTAGTTAAAATTTCTAAATAAGAAGTGCTCACATCTACAAATTTAGTGTCTATACTTGCAATAGCAAAATTATCAGACAAATCACTTATGATATTATTTTTTACATCTAACTGTGTAGCGTCATCTACGTCTGTTTTAAATTTTAATGCTACATAAACACAACCAAACTTAGCTGGGTCATTATCTTGTCCTCCCCATGAAGTAACATCATCAACAAATGAACCGTAGTTAGTTAATACTTGAGATGTGTAATCTTCAGCTGTAACCATTCGTCTTTGAGATGTAAAGTATAATGGTGCATTTTGTCTTATAGATTCTATCCCTTCTCTGAATGATCCACCCGCTGCAGCAGCACTCGTAACAGCTTCTAAATTAACACCTTCTACTTGAACATCTGTAGAAAACACACTAGATCCATTAGCTTCAGGCCCTACAGTAGACAAATAATCTATTACTATTTTATTTCCTGCAATTGGAGCTGCTCCCGTACTCGTTCCGTCGCCGAATATTATTTCATAGTAACCATTAGGCACTTCTTTAATTTGATAATGTGTAGACGTTGGCGTAATTCGAGTTGCTTTATTGATATTAGTGTATGTGGTAAAAGTCGGACTTACTGAAGTATCGAAAACTTGTATTCTTATTGTTGTAGTGTCAATCGTTAAATCTGGTATGACATATATTTGTGAATCTGATGTTTCACCGACAAAAAATGTTTTAGTTTTCTCTATTCCTTCATAAACTGGTATATCTGAAGAACCTTCAGAAGTTTTAAAAATATAAACACCAGCGCCACTAGGAGTTGCAACATATTTTTCTCTTGTTCGGAATGTATAACTTATATCATTCAATGACGTAGTAAATTTACTATTTCTAGGTAGTTCAATTGCAGTTGGTCTATCTGCATCTGCGATTGTAATAGATAATGTTAGTTTTGCTAATGCAGATGCATATGATCTTGGTACATATCCTAAAGCTTCTGCATGAGATATTATAGAACTTCTTAGTTGTGCAGTGTTTAAAAAACTTTCATTAAGAGCAAAGTTTGATGTTAAGCCATTAAAATGAGTATTATAAGCTAATACATCTAATATATTACTTAAAGCAGAACCTTCAAAATCATAATCAGTAAATTCACTTTGACGCTTGAAATAATCTTTTAGCCTCGTTTTTATTGTATCAAAATCTAAATCTGTTGATTGAATTGTAGTTGACATTTATCTTAACCTTGTTAAATTTATTTCTACAGTATCTTGTTGTAATGTAGATATTACTAAAAATCTTACTGTTACTCTTACTTCATTGTTGTCTGCACTTATAATACTATTTATGCTTAAAACCTGAGCTCTTGGTTCATAAGTTTGTATTGACGAAGTTATATCATTCTCTAAATTAGCATCATCTATTTCAGTGCTTAATCTAAATAACATATCTGTCAAATTTCCACCAAACCTGTGCATGAAAGGTCTCTCAGTAAAATTCGTCAATAGTAAATTTCTTATTGATTGCTTAACAGCTGCAGCATTTGTTTTTTTAAAAATATCACCTGGTAAATTATTACCATCAGTATCTAATCCAACAAACTTAGCACTAAACGTTGCATCTATGTCTTTGTCTTCACGTACTCTTGAAACAATAATAGACTTCTTACTAACATTTCCATCTTCATTTGCAAAAACTCTTGTTGGCATAGTGTTTCCTTTATTGACTATTTATACAATTTATTCGACAGTTTGCTCATCACTAATTTCTAATAATTCACCAGTAGACTGCACCGAATTGTTAAATCTTGTTTCAATAATATTGTTATATGAAACGCTCCATGGTGATATTATTTCTGGCATAATTAAAACTATGTCCACGTGCAAAGATCCGTTTGGATTATAACTATCATAATTTAGTATGATCTTATCAAAGTCTATGTTATTCTTTAGGTAAACAGCCAGATCAAATGTTTTATCAAATGCTATTTTGCCGTCTTCGCCGATAAGTTCATAAACAACAGCTCTTCCGTTTGTCTTTAAATAATTAATACCATCAGTAACGTCTAAATCTTCATTTGGGCCTTCCCTATAAAATCCTTCAGAAACAATCATTCTAAACTTTTCAAATGATGCTATGCCTCTTAATCCGGGTGATGAATTAATAGATTGCAACACTTGAGCATGCAAATAATATTGTTTTGCTAGTAATAATTTATCATCACTATCTAAATGACTTATACTCACAGGATCATTGTAACTACCTAAAAATTTAGATAATGTTATGCTATGTGCTAATCTCGTACGACCAGTTATTTCTGATTGAAATGTAGGATCGTATTGCGCGTCTGGAATTACATTTATTTTACGTGCCACTTTGGTATACCTTTGCTTTCGGATTTGATGGACCTATTGCTTCTGTACCTCTTTGCGATGTATTGTTTGCACTAATCGCTCTACCAAATTTTGGTGGTATAGCATTTGTTGCATCTTTTGACACAGTTCCATCTGAAAGTATTTCTCCCATAAATGTTTCGTTAGAAATATTATTAGGATCTCTTAATTTTGATCTTGCAGACTTTGTAGTCAAATCATCTTTAGTTATTCCGCCGTAAGATCTACTTCTATCAACTGAATGTTTTAAATCATCAAATGTATCTACTTCAACTTCTCTTATACCGAATAGTGGTGAAGTTCTTAATGCAGAATTTAACAGTTCTACTGTTGGTTGCTCAGTTGTTTTATTCGTTGCAGTTGTAACTGTTGGTGTTCCGCCCGTGCCAGCAGGTCCTGGAACTGCAGTTCCAGCTTTATTTGCTTCATTTGCTTTTTCAGCTACACCATTTAAATCTCCGTGAAATGTTGTGGCATGCATTGAAGTTGAATTGATTCTAGGAATATGCGCAGTACTACCATAATAAACAACATCTGCACCTCCTATTGTACCAACAGGAGCTATCACTGAAATGTTATCTGTGCTAATGCTAGTGTCTGGTGAAGAAGCGATAAGTTTAGATTCACTACTCATCGTTAAAGTGCCAGCAGCATCTAATTCTATTGCGCCTTGAACATTAGTTTCAAGAGTGCCTTTAACCATTATATCTTTATCTTTTAAAACAGTTAGTGCATCAACTCCTAAAATAGTTTCAGCTTTATTTTCTCCTACGGTCATAGTTTTGTTTTTAGATACAGATTCTATTAGAGAGCTTTTAATTGTTTCTTCTTTATTGCCTGTGACATTAACATTAAAATCACCACCAACTTCTAAATCAAAATCACCTGCAACTCTCATTTTTAAATTGCCATTGTATACAACCTCACCATCGCCTTCAACTATGACTTTTTCATTGGCTGCAACTATTCTTAATGTGTTATTTGTTGAACTTAATATAACAGTTCCATCCGCTCTCATTTCAACACCAGATCCAGTTCTATGTCTTATCATGACGCGTTCACGGCCATTGGTGTCATCATACTCGACAACATGACCGGATGCTGTTTCTTTTACTTGATTTTCTGGATATTGTGTTGACGGCTCATCGTTTAATTCAAGATCCATACCGGGAATACTTCCGCCGATATAAACATTTTTAACGCGTGTGCCACGTGCAATATTGTTTACAGATGAAACACCAACATATTCTTTCCTAGGAAATCTTTTATCTGGGTCAGATCTTCCATCATCTGGGTTTTGTATTGATTCTAATTCATTAGGATCAATTTGATCAACTTCTGCCATTATATTCTCCTTAACTTATCTGCAAATGTCTTTACACTTGTATTATCTGTATTAGTTTTGCCGATAATACTATTAAGTTGTTTATTTTTTTCTTTCATGAATGATTGAGCATTTTTAAAGTCAGTATCCATCTTTGCCTTTAAATCACTTTGTGGTAAATTTTCAGCTCCAAATTTAGTTGCAATTGCATTTCTTTCTTCACCATTTAATTGCGCTAATGCAGCTCCAGCTTTATTAGCTGCAGCGTCTACATCATCATTAAATTCTTTACTTTCTAATACTTCTTTAATATTTTGATTTGCTTCAGCAAAAGTTACTGGTTTAGTTATTGTAGATGAAGTTTTAGCTATAGTTGTTGGTTTTGTAATTACTCTTTCAAGTTTAGTTGGAAATTCAGTTAACTCAGATAAATCATCGTAGCGATAAACGAATCTAAATTTTGATTTTACAGTTTGTCTTACATCAAAAGTGTTCTGTGATGTTGACTTAACTTCACTATTACCGTATACACCACAATCTGGAAATACTGTAAACCAAGCTTTTAAAAATCTATCATAAGTTTCAAACATTTTTGAATTCGGAGTTTTGCCGCCTGAAACAAAAGTAAGTTGAAGACCAGTTTTATAAAATCTTGGATATCCTGTAGGCGTACGAGTTTTATCTATAGGTCTACCTCTTTGCAAAGAGCCATCTGTTAGTATTACATAATGTGAATTCAATCCATAATCATTAGGTTTAGTTGATATTCTTTCAAGTGCTGTTTCTGCCGCCGTTTTTCCATCTGATGCAGTATTAGTATCTTTTATTTCTTTTGTAAGTAATTTTAATTGAACTTTTTTAACACCATCATTTATAGCTTTGGCATTAGCTTTCTCTGGAGGACCAGTGAATTTTCGAGTTTCATGAATAAACAGTCCACCGATTGCATCATCTCCTTCACTGTTTGGGCCTCTTGCACTTAACTGAAATTCTTTTATTAGCTCTTCAGTAGAATTAACAAATGCAAATTCATAGTCGTCTGGAGTAGCATATCCTAAGAAAGCATTTCGATTTTGTAAAAGATATTGAATCTTAGGTGTTTTAATGTTTACTAAATCTCCTTTATTCATATAGCTTGAAACATTAGTTTGAGATCCTCCAACTTCAATCAAGTCTTTTACGTTTCCTTCAAACGCTGAAGTTATAGATGGTGGTGGATTGTCACCAAAAACTTTAAGTCCATTTAATATGTTGCCAAATGCACTTCCTACTTTATTTAATAACGTGCCTATAAATTGTGCAGCTAAATTTTGTTTAGTTCTACCCATTCCTGGAAATCTATCAAGTGGATTTAAATTAAATCCTCCAGAATTTAGCTTTAATTTTAATTTATCTTTGTAGATTCTAGATGCAGTTTGTACCGAAACTAAAGACGGACTTTTTTCTGGCTTAAGTGCTTCAATACTATTTGAAGGACTAACAGAAACGTTAGCTGCAAATGTTCTTAATTTTTGTGGTGAAAGCTTAGGTAAATTTCTTTGCATTTGTTTAAGCAACGAAGCTGGAGCTCCGCTCGTAACAATTCTTTTTAACGTACCTGTTGCGGCTGGATTGCTACCAAGAATCGATGTAAGTTGAGATGTATTTGTAGCTATAGCAGATAAACTTCCATCGCCGACTGATGAAGTTAATTTTACAGGCATAGCTCTTTTACTTATTGCTTCACCTTCTTTAGCAAATGGGTATAAAGACTTAAATCCTCCTACTTGTTTCAAGTCTCCTATTATTGTTCCTTCGTTACTAATTTTGCTTTCTTGTTGTGCTTCTAGAATATTATTATCAGAAGTATCTACATTCCTTGTTCTTTGTGCATCTGAGTTTACTTTTGTTATAGGAACTATTCTGTTAATTGCATCCATATCTAAAGGTTCTATGTAGCGAATTTCTACTTGGCCAAAATCTCGACTTATTGTTAATATACTTGTATCTTCATTAAAAGTATAAAAAAGATCAGGAATATCTTCAAACCTATGTGTAGGGCCTGTATTTTTCATAATCAATTCGCGATACTCAGGATCGATTAACGTCTTAGTTCTAACTTCCTGAACTTGAACTGTTCCTAAAGGTAGTTGTATTTTAGTGCCTGTTGTTACTAATATTGCCATTATACATTCACCAATTTGTTAAAAATTTCTTTAGCAAAGCCAACTCTTTTTTCTGTATGCGCTGCTGCTTTATTAGGCCTCTCATAAGAATCTTGAAAAGCTATTGTTGCATCTCTCGTAGTTGATGCTTTTCTTAAAAGACCATCTCCTAAATAGCTAAATGTTTCCAATTCGTATTTAGTGAATAACAGCTGCGCACCAAGTGTCAGGTGATTTAAACCTAATGTGTTTGAATATTCTACTAGTTGACCTAATCTGTTTCCAGCGGCTGCAGCTGGATTCCACTGCGCTATGCCTGTAGAGCCTTCATTTGCTGCGACTGCTCTTGGATTTAGAGTAGGACCAGACTCTTGACAAAAGTTACCTATTATTCCACATGCTTGTTCCATACTGTAATTACCGCCTTCTTCTGAAACAAAAAAGTTGAAAGCTTTTTCTATATTTGAACTACCATCTAAATCAATATCGCCAACTCCAGATTTTTTATTAAATGATGGAAGAGTATTATCGGCATCTCCGCTTTGATTAGCGTAAGATTCAATTTTAGGTATAGATCCTACAACTAAAGGCAATTGTGAATTTTTTCCATCTAAGAAGAATCCAAAAACTTGTGCTCTTGGCTTTATACTGCAATTGGCACCTATGCCAGAACTGCCGCCTTCTGTAACAGGTATTATTACTTGAGCCCAAGGTAAATCTGCATTAGGTATTAGTGTTGTATCATGCGTATGTATCCCTTGTATTCTTACTTTTACTCTATCGAGCTTAAGAGGATCATTAACGTCTATGACTAAACCTACGAACCAGCGATTGTGATCACCATAAAACATTTGACTCATAATATTATATCCTCAGTTAATGAACCAAGTTTACCACACAATAAAGTAGTGTTGTAATTTTCATCATCAAAAACGTGCCTTGCTGCACATATTACGTAATCTCCAGATTTCTTACTATCAAATGACAATTTCGTTTGGTTTGTAGATGAACTAACAGTATCAACAAATAATATTCTAATAACTTTACCTATAGTGTAATTTTCATCAGCTGTTAAAAATTCTCTACCTTTTACAGTAATCTGAATCGGCGCTTTTGATAAGAATGATTTTAAAGATGCTGCTATTATTTTTCTTTTATGATTACTTGCAGAATTGTCGTCTTGGTAACTTCTAAAGTTACTTAATCCATTTTCATATGCACCACTTTGTGATATCTGTGTTATCGAACGAGAATTATATTTTGAAATTTTTTGATCTTTTAATTTATAATCAGGAGCATAAACAAATCTTTCATTTTCTCCTCCTAATAAATTATTTTTAGCTAAATCTTGGAAGACCTCCTCAACATCAAACTTTACTCTATACGGAGCAGCTGTCATAGTATTATAGAAATAGTATTCACCTCCAACTAAACCTTCACTAATTATTGAGCGTAAATCTTCATTATCAGAAATTTTAAAATCTATTATATTATAGTATTTTCGTGGCCCGAGCTGAGCCGTATTTAAACTAGGTGCGTATATAAAAGGAACACTTTTATTAAGTACTGGATCTTCTAGCATGTTACCTAAATCTCTCATAATTAAATTATCTACGCCTAAAACTGAATAAAGATAATAAGGCATTCCAGTTTCACTTACTGCTCTTTTCTTTAACCAATCACATGCCTCAAGAGGATTTAAATTTGGTATAATAACTTTTAAATCATCTACAGATTCAGTGCCTAAAGACAACAAATCTTTTTCTATGTATTCACTTAATATCTTAGAAATAATTTTACTTGCAGAACCGATATACGATCTACTTATATTTTGCAATGAAGATTTAAATACATGGTATTCGACACAATGTAACATAACAGCATCGGTAGCTTCATCAGCTCTTGTAACACTTTCAATTTTATTAATCAAAAAGTCTTTTTTGATAGTAAAGCCTTCATTTCTTTCTTCTGATTGACATATTTCTAAAGTTAATTTCTCACCACCTTGAAAATCCATATCTTGCAAAAGATTTGTAGTATCAGCAAAGACAACTTCTGCTGTCAAATATGATTTTTCGATATGTTCAAATATTTGAAATGACGATATCAAACGCTTTATGTCAACAGATAAGTCAACATTTCTATCACTGTTTGTTATTTCAGCAGACAGTAACTGATAGTCACTTCTCGTTTCAATTGCTAATTCAGACACGCTATTCTCTTACAGCTTTTTTATAACCAGATACAATATTATTTATTAAGTTAGGTCTAATGACTCTTATTTGTCTAAGACTTTCATTAACATTAAAATAAGCTTGTTCATTTGTAATTTCATTTTTTAGTGCTCCGGGTGGAATAAAACCTCCGTACGTTAGTGAATTTACATCAGAATCTACGCCTAAATCAACTATGCCGCCAGATATATCAGTATAGTAATTTGCAGCGTTTTGTTCATCAGAACTTGATACTGCTATAATAGATTCTAAAACGCCACTTGAATTAGTAGATGTAATAGTTTCACCTAATGTTCTGAAAGATGGTTTACCTTCAACGACGATTTGGCCTAAATCTAGATTTCTTCTTATAATTGTTCCGCTAGCGCCAGATGTATTGCCAGTTAGAGTTTGACCAACTTTAAACTTAGTTGAAATATTTTCTCTTGTAGTTATTACTGTATTAGGAAATATTTTTTTAATATAAGTTTGAAACTCAACATTGTTTAAAGGCCAGCCTTGTTGTCTTATGTTATCATTTAATAAATATAAAGTCCAATAATACAATGGTGTATCATATAATTCAATAGAAACTTGATCAGGCCTATGTCCTTCTTGTATAGTATAAAAAGTTAAAAATGCAATATCATCTTTTACTTGATCTATCACATCTACATATCTTGATATATTTTGAATTAAAGTTGGTTGTGCTTCATTGCCAAAATTATAAAAGACGTCTTGAAAATCTTTAAAATATTTCATTAGTAACCTGCCTGTATATCTTTTTTGTTGAGAGTTTTATATTCAACAAAACTTAATGTTAAATCAACTTCATTCGGTTGACCGTCTCTTCTAAAAGCTCCTCCAGTTGGATTTATTGAAGTACTAACATTACGTAAATAACAAAATTCTAGTTTTGGAATATTCCTATTAATTACACCATTATAATTAAATTGTATTTGGAAAACGTTAGGAAATTTAAATCCTATATCTGCACCGCCTAATTCATCAATATCAAAAGTTCCGGGGTACATTTCTTCTCTAAAGTGCTGAATTATTTGTCTTATTACCTCTGCTTCTAACTGAGAACGAGCAATCATCTTAAACTGAAATGTAAATTCACGTAAACCTACGCCTCTAAATAAAGCTCTTATATTTGGATTAATTATTGTTCTATTTTGAAGTGTCAATGCGTTAGCTACACCGGAATTTATCATTGAACCTTTGTCAATAACTCGAGCTAAACCAACTCTGAATGCAGCTTCCGAAAGTTTTTGATTACCTCTTACAGCATCAAACATACTTACTAAACCGTTATTAAATTCTCCTAATATTGATTCAAGAGCTCCACCACCTTGATTCATTGCTCCTTCAACAGCTCCACCAAAAGCACCTAATGATGCATTATCATATTGCGCATTATCGTTAAATTGCATCGTGACAGGAAAATACATATCTACTATTGGAGTGTTTCTTACAGGTTTAAACTCAACACCTCCCATAAGATGTTTGCTAGTTTGCTTTATAAATCGGGATCCTGCAACTTTATCTTTTCCACTTTTTGCATAATCGGTAACGATTTTGGTTAATGACGTCTTGTTTGCTCCAGTTGCAGCTGAACTGCCTGTAGCAGACGCTGCAGCAGCTGATGGTCCATCTATTCCTGCGTTAGCTGTACCACTATTTCTTCCAGCATAGCCAAAACTATCAACTTGAGCTCGTACATCTTGAGTTTTTGCAGAGGATTCTAATAAACTTTTTAAATTATCACTTGCAACTTTATCAAAGTTTTTTTGGCTTTCACCATCAATACTAGGTTGCAGTGAGAACATTCTAAATTGAACTCTAGCTTGATACGCTGGATTATCAGTTTCAAGAGGATATTTTAAATCAGATCTTTGTCTAGACCCAAACAATCCGCTTATCAATCCTTCTAATGATTTTGAGGCTGTTCTAAGTTGACCAGATAAATCATCAAAATTTAAATTTCTAAATCCGTCACCTGCTTCATTTATTCCTACCTTCGGTCCACTTCCGCCAAAAGCATCTAACCCTGGAAAAGCACTCCCTGGTAGTACTTCACCATTAGGGCCAACTTTATTAAGTGATGTAGTTGATACACCTGTTAATCCGATATCTGACATGATAATCCTTATAGATATAATTAAATATTATTTTTCTATTTATAACAAAAATATGGCTTATTCAGGTAGATATACAATCAAAAATGCATCCAAGTATAAGGGTGACACGTCCAATATAATATATAGGTCGTTGTGGGAGAAGGCTGCATTTCAGTGGTGCGACAAGAATCCTAAAGTAAAGCAATGGAGTTCTGAAGAAATTGTAGTGCCATATTACTATGAAGTAGATAAAAGGTACCACAGATATTTTGTTGATATGAAAATAGTGTTCGAAGATAAGACATTACTAGTTGAGATAAAACCAGAGAAAGAAACTATTCCGCCTGCGGGCCCGCGAAGAACTAAGCAGTATATATCTGAAGGCTTATCATATGTTAAGAACATGAATAAGTGGGAAGCAGCTACAGAATACGCAAGAGATCGTGGCTGGCAATTTCAAATATGGACAGAGAAAACATTACAAGAAATGAAGTTACTAAAAGGACCGGTTCCAGGAAAACTAAAGAAGCTAACACCGTACAAACCATTTCGAAAAAAGCGTAAGAAAAAGATATAAATAGATTCATGAGTAACTTATTTCAAAAACTAGAACTTGAAGCTTTTCGTGCAGGAATTAATCCTCGTACACAAGAATCACGTGATTGGTTTCGTAAAAGAATTCAAAGACTTACAAGAGTTAACCGTGATGCTTTAATGAGAGAAGATGAAATTAATCGTAGAGCATCTCATAGTTATGGTTCTATGTTTATGTACTTTTATGATCCTAAGCATAAAGACAAATTACCTTTCTACGACAGGTTTCCATTAACTATACCAGTTGAACCCGCTCCTGGCGGATTTAGAGGAATCAATTTACATTATCTTCCTCCAGTGTTGAGGGCAAAGTTCTTAGATGCATTATTAGATGCAACTAATAACAAAAAATATGATGAATCTACAAGATTTAAATTAACATACGATTTGTTAAAAGGTGCACGAAAAATGAGATATTTTCAACCGTGTTTCAAACATTATTTGCTTGCACACGTTAAATCGCGATTTGCTGAAGTACCGGCACCTGAATGGGAAATAGCAGCATTTTTACCTACTGCGCAATGGGAGAAAGCATCTGCAGGAACAGTTTATCAGAATTCAAGGATGAAAGTAAATGGCTAATAGTATTGAAGATCTTAAAGCATTAATGAACACTAAGTTAGGTTTTGCTAGACCAAATAAATTTTTAGTTACATTACCTAGTGTAGGAGTTGGTGGTGGTTTACTTAATGGTATAGTAGGAGCATTTAGTGGAATGGGCGGAGGAGCGAGTCCAAGAGAATTAAATATTTTGTGTTCAAATGCGACTTTGCCAGCAAAACAAATATTAACTAATGATAGAAGAATTGGAATGGAATTTCAAAAAGTAGCTTACGGTTATGCAGTTGATGACGTAAGTATGACTTTTTATTTAATGAACGATTATGGAGTAAAAGATTATTTTGATAGTTGGAGAAGCACTATACTTGATGAAACAGGACAAGCATCTAACTATAAAAATGAATATGCTAAAACAGTAACTATACATCAATTAAGACAACCATTGAAAGGTTTTAGCAAACAATTAGGACCTATAAGATTTAATGCAGGTATTGGTGGTGGAAGTGTCTATTCAGTAGATTTACTTGAAGCTTTTCCAATAGCATCTAGTGCAATTGAATTGAATAATGATCTTGATGGTTTAGTGCAATTGACTGTAACATTTGCATATACGAACTGGAGAAGAGCCAGTGGTGTACAGAACTTTATCAATATGGATATTGATACACCATTAGGCGGAATTGATATAATATAAGGAGTAAAATATGGCGCTGCCAGTATTATCTAACGATAAACCAATGTATGAGGTAGTAGTACCTTCATCACAAGAAACGTTTAAGTTTCGACCTTTTCTTGTTAAAGAACAGAAAAGTCTATTAATTGCATATGAATCTCAAGACATGAAACAGATTTTAAATGCTATGATAAATTGCATTGAAACATGTGTGCCAGGAATAAACATCAAAGAGCTCGCAACCTTTGATGTTGATTACGTATTTACACAAGTAAGAGCAAAGTCAGTTGGAGAAACTTCAACTATAAGATCTGCATGTGTAGATTGCAATGAAGAAAATGAAGTTGTAATTAATTTAGAAGAAGTAAAAATGAAAGCTTCTGAAATTAAAACTAAAATGATTCCAATTACAGATACAGTAAGTATTGAAATGAAATACCCAACCTATGATGATATGTTGCGTAATCCTAACTACAATAATCCAGCTGGATCACAAGCAGAATTATTATTTGAATCAATTATAAGTTGTATGTATTCAGTACAAACTGGTGATGATAAAATTATCATAAGTCAAGAATCAAGAGAAGAAATAGAAAAATTTGTAAATTCTCTTACTAACGAACAATTAACAAAGATTACAGATTTCGTGGAAAGCATGCCTGCAATGCAACATGAAGAAAAGTTTACTTGTAAAAAATGTCAACATGAAAATACTGTGCAATTGAAAGGCTTACAAGATTTTTTTTAATTAACCTCTCTCATGAAACCTTGGAGAATTACTTCAAGACTAATTTTTTGATGATGCAACATTTCAACTATTCTTTATCTGACTTAGAAGAAATGTTACCGTGGGAGAGAGAGGTATATTTAATGTTACTTAATGATCACTTAGAAGAAAGAGCACGAGAGGAACAGAGGCAAGCAAGATGACAACATTAGCAGAAGTCAATGCAACTTTAGGCGTAACTAATTTAGCACTATCAGGCGTAGCAAAAGAACAGAAACAAACTAATGAAGGTATTTCAAAGTTTGTTGATTTCATGAAAAGTAAAGATACGCGTGATAGAAGAGAAGACATAGAAACTAATAGAGAAACTAAAGCTTCTGTTATAAGTCGTGTTGGTGGTGCTGCTGGTGCAGTAGGAAGTGGTGCAAAAAAAGGATTCGGTTTAGGTAAAGACTTGTTTTCGAAATTAGGTGGTATTTTACCTATAGGGTTAGCCGGTACTTTTTTAACGAGTCTACTTGGATCTAAAATGTTTAGATTTGGTGTAGCTGGTTTAGGTGTAATGTTTGGTGATCGCATAGCTGAAATGCTGACGGGTGAAGACGCTAAACAAGAAGTAAAAGATACGTTAGGCGGTGTTATAAAAGGTGGTGCACTTGGATTTTTACTTGGACCTAGATTTGCATTAATAGGTGGCATATTAGGTGGTTTATTAAAAAATGAAACCGTAGATAAAGAAGCTGGAGAATTATTAATTAACTTAAGAAAATTAGAAGTCAAATTTCCGGCAATAAGTACTTTTTTTAAGGGATTTGGCGATGCAGTCGGCAGTGGTTTAAAAAGTATTAATAATTTACTTGAAGGTAAAAGTGAAAATACATTTAAAGATATAGGTAAGAGTTTACTATTAGTAGGCGGCGTTGCAGCGCTCTTTATGCCCGGAAAAATATTAGCACTATTGGCTGGAGCTTCGAGGTTAATGATGGCTACACCCGCAGGTGCGGCATTATTAGCAATTGCTGGTGGTGGCGTAGGTATTAATAAATTAATGGGTAATGAAGCAACTGATTCAAGCGGGTTCATAGCTAGTACCGCCGCTACTGGAGCTGCATTGTACGGTGGTAAAAAGGTTGTTGATAAATTCAAAGGAAAAAGTTCTGTCAGTAAAGCACCAGATATAGATCCAGCAAGTAAAGGATTAAAAGGTAAAGATGGTGCAGAAGGTAAAATCGATAAAGGGTTGATGAAATCATTAAGTAAATACCCGAGACTAGCAAAGTTCTTAAAATTTGCAGGAAGATTTGGTGGACTAGGTACTTTACTTGGTGTTGGTGAAATACTTAATATGGCGAGAACTGGTAATGTTACAGTGGACGCAGTAAGCGGTTTGTTTGGTGGTATACTTGGTGGAGTAGGTGGAACTAAATTAGGTGCAGCACTAGGATCCTTTTTCCCTGGCCCCGGCACAATTTTAGGTGGTATAGTAGGTGGTGGTTTAGGTTACTTTGCAGGTGACACTGTTGCAAAAGGATTAAGCCAGTGGATGCTAGGTAAAAAGGTCGACGCCTTTGGATTTGACGCAATAAATAATTTATTCAATGACGCAGGTGCTTCGTCCTCATCAAAATCTGCAGGCAGTGTACAAACTAGTGATGAGTTAGCTAAAGCATCTAAAATAAATGCAAATAGTAGAGTACGAAATCAGTTTGAAGCCAATCGAAACATTGGCGGAACAACTGCCAGCGGGATGGATCCTACTGGTAATGCTGGTGATGTTAATATGGTAAACTCTAATAATAGAACTGTGACTACAAACAACAGCGCCGGAGTAGTATTAGATACCGCCGGCGCTGTTGATAGACAAGATAATCTAAGTAATCAGATTAAAAATCCTAGTAATTTATTCTAAGCATCTTCTTTCGCTAACTTAGCAAAGTAAGACATAGTGTCTTCATCCTCAGTGCTGATTTCTTCAACGGTAACAGGTTCCATTGCAGCTACTGGATCATTCATCTTGATTTCTTCTTTTACTGAATATGAACCTGCATTCATTTCTTCA